TGCCCTCGGCGGCGTGTCAAACGGGGGAGGTCACTGCGCCGAAGTTGGCGAAGGTGCCGAGCTGGCGGCCGTGGGTGCCTTCGGAGAGGAGTTCTTCGACGGCTTGGAGGAGGAGCCACTTGGGGAAAGAGACTTGGCCGGACGAGGATGTTCCTTCGGTGCCGATGCTGGTAATGACGACTTCCTCGGTGGCCGACGCGAAGGTCGAGAGCGCGAGGGCTTCGAGTTCGGCATTTGATTTTGTGCGGCGGAGGAAGGATTTCACGCCGGAGATTTTGTCGAGTTCGGTCACGCCGGAGGGGGCGTGTCAAAAGATTAACCACGGAGGACACGGAGAGCACGGAGGGGGACGGGAGGGTTTGCGGAATTTGGCAAATCTGTCGGCGGGATGTTTAGATTTTGCCTTAAAACTCAAAGCACGCTTGAGCTTTGGCGTAAATTTTAAGCAAAGCGTGTTATACTCGTGAGCGAATAACCGGAATTTATACCTCGGCGCGGATAGTTTTGTCGGAAATTCGGGGGTGTTTTTCCGACATCGTGTAAAGGGATCGGCTTTTGTTTATCGCGTGCCGGGCGACATGATAAAAATCTGGCGATTTATAGTTTCGACTCGATGTATTTCCCGCGACTCTGGTCGCCTCGGTCGCGGTCGAGCTTTTGCCAGCTCTCCGGTTGCATGGAGACGCTGCGGGTGACGGCTGTCCGGCCTTTGGCGTTTTTGTTTTTGCTTCCGGTTTTGCGGCCGGCACCTTTGCGCGGGCCGCCGTGGGTGGGCTTTTTGGTCACTTCTTGGCTTTTGAGGTTTTGAGGTTTTGGGCGAGGAGGATTTCTTCGGATTTTTGGATGGCGAAAGTCAGTTCCTCAAGCGTGTTTTTGAGCTGCTTGCCGAAGATCACGAAGTAGGCGAGCGCATTGTAGAGTTGTTTGTCGTTGGTTTTCATTTTTGTCGTGGGTTGGTGAAATTTATTTTTTGGAAGTCCATTCGCCTGTTGTTCTAAGGGATTTTATCATCTCCCTCAAACCGGCATCAGCGGCGAGAAGCTTTTCAACCGCGTCGTCTTTGTCTTTAGCTTCAGTGGCCACCCATGATTTCGGCAAGCCACCTCGGCGGGCGTTGCAGTATCCCCATGAGAAACGAGTCTCGAAAACATAGCCAATTTGGACGCCATCAGCGGTGACTTTGAATGTTGCGCTGTCTTTGTGCTTTGTCGGTGTAGTTGTAATTTTCATTTTTGGTTTTTTGTTTTGTCGTAGCCGTGGTGGCTTCGATATGGACAATCTACACGCTCTTGATTTCTCGTCAACAACTTTTTTTCAAATAAATGAAAATAATTTTGGTGGCTTGCGGAGCCGCTTAAAACCTAGCTCGGCGGGCGGGTTCGGGGAAAAGTTCGGGGAAAAGTTCGGTGAAAAGTTAGGACATCCCGAAGATTTTCATAAGGTCGGCAACGCCTTTTGAGTCGGTGACCGGCGGGGCTTCGTTCTCCTCTTCGCCTTCGTGCAGAGCCAGGTCCCATGTCTGATCGAACATCTTGCGGAGGCCGCGCGCGCTCATCGTCACATTGCCGTCTCCCGCGAAGCTGGGATTTTTTGCCGTGTATATTTTCCAGAGTTGGGATTTTTTCATTTGAATTCGATGGCTCCGGCTTTGCGGAGTTGTTGGGCGCAGGCGTAGTTGAGGCGAACGGAGTCGGCGAAGTGGTCGCCTGCGACCGAGCGCCATTCTTTGCGGCCTTTTTTGCTGACGATGATTTTTTGCCCCATGAAGGCGGATAGGAATTCTTCGCCTGAGTCTTTTGGGAAAAATAGAAAGGGGGATTTCCGCTTAGCGATGCGGTCGATGAAGAGGGAGACTTTCGAGGCGAATTCGTTGACGGTGTAGAGCGGCATCGTCGGGTATTCCTTCAGCACGCTTTCGCTGATGCTGCCGAAATTCGCGCCGGAGCCTTTGGCGGGGAAAAAGAAATTCCCCGAGAGATAGCAGGCGCGGTAGACGGCGTTGGCGTTGAAGCCCGAATCAAGGAGGCCGCCGATGGGAGTGACTTCCCTACCGTCGGGCGTTTTGAATTTCTGCGACTGCGCGATCTGGATCATGTCGTCGATGCCGGTGACGGTGCCGTAGTCGAGCACATAGGAGTCTCCATTTTCCGAAAAGGCCATGGTCGTCCAGTGCGAGGTGTCTTGGCCGACATCCGCTGACAGGGTGATGGCGACGGGCTCGATGGGGCAGGCTCCTCGGAGGTAGTCTTTGCGACAGGCGAGCACCTCGGCGCTGGTGGCTCCGGTGCCTTGGACTGTCCACCGGCGGGCGTTGCGCTTCTGGATGAATTGCTTCATCGCCTCGGTGTCTCCGGCCTTGCGGTCGAGATCGGCCTTGACCCACTCGACTGCGAGCGATCCCCACGGAATCCACCAGACGGCAGAGGCATCGTAGTGGAAAGCGATTCGCCCTGGCGCGCCGTGCGAGGTGACGGTGTAGCGGGAGCCGGATGAGAGGGCGCGGCGGATGCGGGGGTCGTCCATGTATTCGTGCGAGCAGGTCGGGCAGACGAGGCGGGCGCTTTTGGCCACGCGATCCCAGAGCATGGCACCATTGGCGTCGGTCTCACGGTCGAAGGCTATGTTTTTGAAATCCCACGGATGCACCTCGCCGCATAGGCACTGCCAGGAGAATTCTCGCTTTTCGCAGAGGTCTTCCGCGTCGTGGAAATCGTCGCCTTCCTCACCACCTTGCGAGACGAGGATGCGGCGGGCATTCCAGCGGTCGTGAGTTCGCCGGCGAAATTCCTCGAGCATGCCGCGCTTCCAACGCCACACCTCGTCGGCGATGGCCCACCGGATGGATTTCTCCTGGAGGCTGGTGAGGTTGGCCCCGCCGATGAAGAGGGGCATGTGGGGAAAGAGGATTTCCGTCTTGCGCTTTTGGTGTCGGTCTTTCGGGAAGAGCTTGGCGACTGATGGGATGGCTTCCAGCATCGGACCGAGGCGCGACTCGGCCCACTGCTTGGCGGTCTTGTCGGTCTGGCCGGTCACCAATGTCGGGCCGGGGTTCTCGCTGATGATCCACGCCAGAAGCGCCTCGAATAGCGTCGTCTTGCCGCTGCCGACAGGCGCGCAAATGATGATCTCGTCGTTGGTGTCTTTGGCGATTTCCTCGATGGGCTCGTTCATCCATTGCGCTGTCGTGGAATCGAATTGCGTATTCCGCGCGGAATGCGGGACGACGACATGCCGAGACATCCATTGCACCGGACTGAGCCGCTCACCGGGGTTGACTCCGAGTTTGAAGAATTCTGCGATCATTCGTCGGAGAGCGTTTTCAGCACGCGGCTTATTTCGTCCTCGAGGATCGGGACCATCTGCGCCGCCGATAGCCCCTCGAGTCTGCCAGGCAATGCGCCCACCCACGAAAGGAGTTGAGCCTTCACAGCCATGCCGAGAGCAATCATTTCTTCCTCTACTTTCTCCTTGGCAATGTGTTTCCCCTTCGTGACCTCAAGCAGGTATTCGATCCGGTCGCCCTCGAGCTTGAGCTTCCTCAGCCTCGCCGCCTTCATGTCCTCCACCGGCATTCCGGTCGTATCGGATTCGGCGGCGAGGTTGCGAGCCTGCCGTTTCGTCACAGCAAGCTCGTCGGCAATGCGATCCGTCACCGGATTGCGCGGGCGACCCTTGCCCCGCTTTTGGGTTTTCTTGGGTGTCATTATAGGGAAATGGGAATTTTATTGCTCACACGAAACTAACGAGCGACTGGCAAACTGCTTGGGTCGAGTCAGTTGGTAGGGTTCCCATGCCCACCCCCTCCAATGAGCGACCGAATCCTCTGCGCTTCCTTCTCCATCGGTTCAAGGAGATTGAGCGCAGCGTTGAGCCGGGCGCTGTCCCATGTGGTGACTTCCTCGTCCATCTTCCTTTGCCACAAAAGGAATCTCTGATTGATCCCCTCGATGGTCACAATCGCCTTGGTTTTGTCCGCAGGGTTTAGGCTGGGTTTGGCCTCAGGCAAGGATAGCCCGAGGTCAAACTCCAGTTGCGCCTCGGTGTCTGCCGTGAATTCCATCCCCCACCTACCATTGCTGTAATCTCTCGACTGTTGTAGCCACTTAGATGCAGCCCTTTTACAGGTAAGGATGTCGCGGTGGATCACCGTCCATTCGGCAGGTGTGAGTGTTTCCGGCAAGGTTAACCCCGCCAGCGTGAACATAGTGTTGTCTATTAGTTGCATGGTTGTTTTTGTTTGGTTTTCAGTTTTGCTATTGCGGCCGCTTTCATGGCCGTAAATGGGTCAGTCGCTTTCTCTTTAAAGATTGCGCGTGCGGTGTTTTTCTTTCTAAACTTAAGATTATCGAAAGCCCCTTGTTTCCCGCTCAAGGTATCGCGCCACCCAACGACATAGTGCGACATGAGCGCCCGAGTGACGCCTAACTCTTCCGCGATCTTGGACTGAGATTTCGCGCCGTTGAGCTGGTCAAGACCGGCGGCAAAAGCCAGCGCGCAAACCATGACCGGCATATTCCCGCCATCGATTAGATTCGAGACTACCCGACCAAGGATCAGCGCCTGGTGTTCGCGCAAAGCCTTGTCTCGGTATTCCATCACTCCCCTCGCCTGCCTGGGCGTGACGCCTAACATATCGGCAAGGATCTCCTCCTCGGTGTCGATCTCGCCGGCATAGTCGTGGTAATAAACCGCACCGGCCGCGTGGAGCCGGTCGGCCTCGGATGGAAATGTTGGGTGGGCGTGTGGGGTCATTTGAAAGCCTCCGTCTTGATGTTCTCGCTGCAAACATTCACGCCATCCGCGAGTTCTATGAACCAAGGGCTTTTGAAAAATCGGACCGCGCTGTCCTTGGCGTCTTGCGCGACCACGGTGGCGTATTGGCTTTTATAGTCGGTCTTTCGGTCAATGTCGTCGTAGGCTTCGAGAATGATCCGCGCGGCCAGCGCGCGGTAGCCATAGTCATGGTCGGCGTTTTTGGTCATTTCCAGCCCTCCAAAGCCTTGCGAGCCATGGCCCGCAGTTCCTCCCTCGCCTCGTCGCGCTCGCGTTCTATTTTATCAATACGATCATACCAACAATCCGTAACTCGCTCTAAATTTTGCAAATAAGTTAGCGAGTCAATAAATCCATCTGCGTGATTTCGTTCAATCCAGCGGTGTATTGAGGAGAGTTCCTCCCGCGCCTCGTCGCGCTCGCGGACGACTCGATTCCATGAGGATGCGTCAATGGTGATTTTTGGCTCGCTCATTTGCCTGCCCTCCTGGCGAACTCCGCGATGAGGAGAGCGTCCGCGATGGCGTGCGTGACCTTCAGCGCCGGGAAAAGCTCCTGCGCCCGGCGCTTCGACACATTCTTGTCTCCCTTAGTAAGACACCCCATTGCCTTCTGCCACATGGCAGGCCTCACGCGCTCGTAGGGGACGCCCAGCGCCGTCAGAGCCATCTGAAGGCGTCCATACCCCTCGCCAAAGGTGAACGCGCTTTTAACGCCCATTTGCGGACTGCTGTGGACTAACTCCAGCGTGGCCCGCGCGTCGAACAGGTTGATCGAGTCCCGAAGGAGATCGATGAGGTCGCGGTCCGTTTCGGGCATTTTGTGCGCCCACGGTTCGCCGCTGGATGGGATAAATGCGATGCCGCCGGACAAGCCGGGGTCGATGCCGATGTATAGTTTCATTTCTTATTGGTTGGTTGGGTTTCTCTCTCGTCCCGTGGGACAAATTGTGATATCGCGCCGTGCATCAGGATCGGGAACGCCCCGCCTCGCTCGCCCTCGCGGTTCTTGACCACCGTCAGCCAGCTCCCGGTGTCGCCGTGGCCGATGAACCACACATGGTCCGAGTGGTGGCCGATGGCCCGCGACTCCCGCAGTTTCGGCGGGTTGTCGTCGTTGAGTTGGGAGGCCGTGACCACCGCCACATTCAGATGAATGGCGAGGGATTTGAGTCGCTTGGTGAGTTCCGAGACATGCTGCTCCCGCGTCTCGTTGCTGCCTAAAGCCCGGAGGTGGACGAGTTGGACATAATCGACAATGACGATGTCCGCCTTGTCCTTGGCCACCAGCTCGCGCACGGCGCCATCGATCTGCTCCCACTCGGTGAGCGTGCTCTCGACCTCAAGCGCGTAGTGCGCCAGCTCGGCCGTGGCCGCTGTGAATTTGTTGAGGTGCTCGTTCTTGGTGTCCGCGCGGTTCACATACTTGAGGATGCCGATGTTAAAGCCACACATGGCCGAGAGGATCCGGCCCACGACCTGAGTCGCCGGCATCTCGAGCGAGAAGACCGCCACGCGCTTCCCAGCCCGCAGAGCATGGAGCGCCATTTGAATGAGCATGATCGACTTGCCGCCCGAGGTCGGAGCCGCCACGGTCAGGAGTTCCCCCCGCTTGAGTTGTGCCGTGCGATCCAGTTCGCCCAGGCCGGTGCCGAAGGTCTCCGTCGGCTCGGTCTTTTCCATTTCGATGGTCAGGTTTTTGATGATGTCCTTCAGCCCCGCCCGCTGCGTGTCCTGCATCGCCGCCGTCTCGGTCAATACCTGCGCCAGCCCCGCGATGTCCCCCTCCTGCCGGAGAAAACCCTCCTCGGCCTTGCGGACCGCCGAGAGCGCCGTGCGGTAACGCCGCGCGTCCATGAGGTATCCGCGGTGCCATGCCGCCGTTCCCGGGTCGCCCGTCGGCATCACCGTGCTGAGATCGATCAACTCCTGAGCGCCCCCCGCGTCGTCGAGCAACCCCTGCCGGTCGAGGAGGGACTGAACGGCGAAGAAATCCGTCGAGACGCGCGCCTCGTGGAGTTCCCGGATCGCGCGGAGGATGATGCGGTGCTTCTCGTAAAAAAACAGATCCTCGGGCCAGCTCATCGCGTCCAGGCAGGCAAAGTTTTGGAGGAGGCACGAGATGGCCGCCCGCTCGCTCGATTCGCTCAATGGCACCGCCGCCTTTGGCATAGGGAGGATCTTTTGTTCGATCATTGCGTTCATAGGGACAGGACGGGCGCGTTGCCGTAGGCAACCGCCTTTATTATCTTCTCTTCTCTGGTTACAGATTTGTTACGCTTGTCCCGTAACTTCTCCGTAACGGCATCGTTGCCGCGTTTCTTGGCCATTCTCAACGCCGCAAGTGCTCGGTCTTTAGATGTTTGGCTGTTGTGGCGGTCGAAGTTTACAAACTCGATTTTGTCGCCTTTCACAATCAACCAACCGCATTTTGCCATCGCTTCATCGAAGGTCGGCGTGTGCGTGATTTCGCGGATGATGCGCAGTGCCGTAACACCCGTTACGCCGTCAGCGTAACAATTCCGTGACGCCCACGCCCACACCTTCACGAGCTTCCCGACCACCGCGTCGAGGTCGAGGCCGGTGTGGTCGGCAATCGCCGCCACCTCGACCTTCTCGTGTAGGTGGTTCTCTACTTTGATCCATTCTCCTGCCATATTATTTCCTTCCCTTTCTGGGGTTCATTTCCGCGTCCACGAGATACTCCCGCACCCGTGCCAAATCCGCCTCGGCCCTTTCCATGTCCTCCAGCGCATAGGTAGGCTGGTAGGGAGGGAATGGCTTGCCCCGGTGCAACCGAGGCCCGATCGGGCACTCGTTCGCACACAGGACCAGCCGGACGGAGAGGCGGATATGGCGGGGATCATCGGGCATTTAGCTATTGCTTCGCTTCCAACCCTTTTCTTTAATGACCGCTTCAGCAAAAAGCCGAAGTCTATGTGGTGTCATCCAACTTTTACTGCAAAGATGCAGAATCCAGTCAGTTAAACCCGCCCAATCATTTATTCTTTCAAGTGAAATCTCATAGGCATAACCGCCCCACAACATTTCTATGTATCCATTTTGGATACAAATCTTTGACTTATCAACTTCAGCTTGTTTTATAACATCGCCAAGGTCAGTAAACCGATTAAATGTTGAAGCTTTTATGGCGTCTAAAAGTTCCATAACGCTTAAAACGGAATCTCGTCCGCTTCCGCTGGGGAGGTTTTGGGTTTTGGAGCCGATTCGGTCGGCAACATCCACCGCTCGATCTTGTTGAAGCGATGGCCGTTATCCGTTCCCTCCTCTTCGCCGAGGAGCGCCCAGGCGCTCACGCCGACCAAATCCTCCGCCTCGATGGTCACCTCTTCGCCAGGCACAACCGCCTGCCCGCAGGCCGCGCGGAATTGGTCGATCTTCCAAGCCGCCTTCGGCGTGAAGGTCAGGTGCTCATGGATTTCTGGCCCCTTGTCGCCGTTGGCAAGTATCACCTTGCAGATGAGTTTGATCATCTGGTTGCCCGCTTGGCTCAATTTCTCCACCGCGCTGACGACCTCGAGCTTGTATTTTCCCGGCTCTACAAAATAAACCGGCTTAGGTTCTGTCTGTGTGTATGTTGGCATAAGTTATTTTTTGGTTTTGATTTGGCGCAGGGTGGTTATGGGTGACCCTGCTTTCACCGCTGATTCATCCACCTCCACGCCGGAGTCGGCGCAGAATTGGCGAAAGTTCTTGCCGCTCATCTTGCCGCCGAGGGCGAGGATGAGCGTTTCCTTGGAAACATTGGCCGCTGCCTTGGCGATGGCATCGGCTTCGACATAATCGCGGCCGGCCATGCTCGAGACCTTCCAGCCGGGGATTTCCTCCCCATCGGCGAGACGGGTCTTGAGAAGCTCGATCAACGGATCAGCGAGGTGCTTTTCGGCCGCTTTCCAATTCGCCGCGAAGACCGAGAGCGCCAGTGGGTCCGCCGCGATCTCCGCGCGGATCTCGTCCAGCGCCCGCTCGCCCTTGACCAAAGCCAAAGCGCCCTCCGCCTGCCGCACGATCGCCGAGCACCCATTGAAATGGGCGCACCATTCGCAATACTCGCAGGGTGTCGGCTTTGCCGACGCGCTCGTCGCCTCCGAGACCCACCCCGCCGTGATGCGCTCCGCATCCTCTTTGGTGAACTCATAAGTGCGGCGTTGCTTTTGATCCACATACAGCACATGAGCCGTCCAGCGCTGTGCGAAATTGTCCTCCATGCAGGCCAGCGAGTAGGCAGCCATTTGCTCGCGGTAGTTGCGGATCTGGCCCGTCTTAATATCCGCCACCCAGCCGCGCGTGCGGCAAATCGCATCCGCCGTTCCCAGCTTCGAAAGCCCCGGCACCGCAAGGCCGAGAAATTCCTCCCGAGTCTCGACAGGGTAGCCCGCCGAGAGGTCGAGAAGTTGATTCCGGCCCCACTCTGACACCCGCTGATCCTCCGGAGTCAGTTGCTCATAAAGCTCATAGTCGCACTGCACCGCTCCACGGATCGCCGCGTCGAGGAGCGTGCCCCGCTGAGCCGCCGCCGAGGCCCCTGACGCCCCGACAAATGTCGGGCACGCCGCCAGCTTTGGCCCAGCGGAGGGTGAAAGCTCCCGCGCTTTCACGCTGCCACCTCCATCGGAGTCGCCTGCTCCGCCTCACGCGCCACTTTGATAAAATGGTCGATCCGCGCCGCCACTTTCGCCAGATAGTCCGGCGCACAATCGCGCCAGGTCTGACCGCTCGTGATGACCCCGCGCCCGAGGAGGAAACGATTCACCGTGCCCTCGTTCGCCTCGAGTTCCTTCTCCCAGCGCTCGGCCGATGCCGTCGCCACCTTCGCCGGAGCCGCGGGCTTCGCCGGTGCAAATAAATGCGCCACCGAATTCCACTCCATCGGCAATTCCTCGGCGAGACCGCTGCGGGTCTTGGCATCATAGGCCGCCGAGTGCGTGGTCAGAATGATGCGCTGCTTCCCGCCCGTCCCCTTGGCCTTGCCGTTTTCGGTCTCGATAACCTTGGTCTTGAATCGGAAAAACCAAAGTTCATCCGCCCATTCTTTCACGAGCGGAGAGCACTGCTTGCTCATCTTTAGCTCGTAACGGTCATAGGCCGTCATGAGATCGGGCGGCTCGACGCGCTGCACCTTCGAGTGCGCCAGGAGAACGACATGTTTGCCATTCGCGATCAGCGAATCCAGCGCCGTAAGGAGTCGGCTCATCCGCTCCGCCACCTGCACCCAGCCCTTGCCATAGCCGAAATCCTCGATGCTGGTCTTCTTCGTGGTGGCCAGAAGATCCTCCACGCAAAGCCGCTCGGCCCAATCCGCCGAGTCGATCACGACCGTCTCGTAATGGGTTCCGGCCGCGTCCTTGAGCGCCTGATGCAAATCCGCCCACTTATCAATCGCCACGCGATCCACATCGAGGTGAGCCGTGCCAGCTTCGATGTCCAAGAACAATGGGGAAGGGAACTGCGCGGCAAATGTCGTCTTGCCAACCGATTCCACTCCGTAAATCACGACTCGCTGTGGTCGCTGTTGTTTTCCAGATATAATTTTCATGTCACTCTTTCGTTGTTAGTTTTGCGCGTTGTGTGGGATGCGCGCCCCCCTTGGCTCCTGCCCTCTCAGGCGAAGCGGAAATTCATTCGTTATTCGTGAATGGCGTATCTCATTCGTCGGACGGCGAGTAAGTCAGGCAGCTCCACCGAAGCTCGGTCTCGGCTCGGAGCGCCGCCGCGAAGCAGTCCACGCAGAGCGGCCCGAGGTCTTTGTCCACGAGGTTCGCCACCACGGTCTTGCCCTCGGCCGTGCAGAGGTGGCAAAAGCTCGAGTCCACGGAGGCGTTTTCGATGAGGTCCATGGCGCTCAGTCCCGGTCATCGAATTCCCTCCACCGGCGCTCCCGTTCCTTGCGGCGGTTCTCCATGTCGCGGAAGCGGTTCAAAATCGTCTGCTGGCCACTCCAGTAAGCGGCGCACACCGACCCGAGCGTCACGATCGCCAGAATGAAACCTTCCCATGCGCTCATCGTGCGAGCCTCCCGGTGATCGCCAGTAGCAAGACCGGCACAGCGATGATCTGAATAAAGTCGAGTGCGTAGCCGAGACAGCGGAGCGTCGTATCGGCGTCCATTATTTGGCCCTCCGTTCAAAGACCACCGCGAAAGGCGTGACCTTAAATGTGCGCCAGAATTTCAGCCGCGCCTCGGCCGGCGTGCTGGCGTGGATATAATCGCCGAAGGGTCCAAAAACCCCGTTGGCGGTGCAGAGATACAGGTTCATGGTTGTTTCCTACTGGTTGCTGTGTTGCGGCGATTGGCGCCACGGCCGATCCGGCCCATGAGCCACTCGCGAAAGCTGTGTCGGGAGATGTGCCAACCGCCGGTGCGCCCGAATGGCAGCGTCGCCAAAAACTCCCCTTGCCGAATGTGCGGATAGAGACCGCGCTTGGTCAGCCCGCACTCTTGGCAGGCTTCTTCGATGCTCATGAACTCCTGCGAGAAGATCATTTCGCGGCCTCCCGTTTGGCGGCCCGGCTTTCTTTAAGCGCCAGTTGCTCGATGGCATGCGCCACCACCCGACTCAGCGGCACTTTTACGCCGCCATTTTCAGCGCGGGTTTTCACATAATCCCAGACCTCGGAAGGCAGGCTTATGGAGACCGCTTTGTGCTTCTTGTTTTGCATGCCCAGCAACATTGCCAATCTTGCCAATGTTGGCAATGCAATAAGCAAAACACCCCATCTCTAAATGTTATTTTTTTGTTGACATCCGCATGGGGACTAGGTTTGCGGGCGAAAAAATATTTTCACAATTTTGCCAACATTGACGACCGTGCTAAATTCTATTCATGAAAACGATCAAGACTCAGAATGTTTCCATTCCCGTGGAACTTCACGATTGGGTCACAAAAAAGATGGAAGAAACTAAGCTTTCAACCCCATGGGCGAAGGCCACATTTTCCAGCATCGTGGAGCACGCATTGACCGAGCTTCGTAACAATGAGCAACAGGGAAAAGGCCAGCCGGATGTTGGTGTCGTGATGAGTCCAGCGTCCGGAACTTCCGTTTCTGGTCGCTCAACAGCTACGACGAAACCCTCCCTGAAGGCTGGGTAGGGCAGATCCACGACCTCACGCAAGACAACCCTGCTCCTGTAATGCGCTGGCCCGATTTACTCGGGGGGGGGGGGCGGGGGTAAATTGTTGGCTTTTACTGTTTTAGACTTGGCCTCCCGCGCGACCTGACTTTAAATCTTCCACCAACTCCGCCAATCCGCCCGGCGTGCAGGCACGGCGTATGTCGAAATGACTAGCTGAATGCTTGTGCCCATCTGGTAAGCCGTGCGGCCGGGGTCGTTGGATTTGCCGAGATGGTAGGTGGCGAAAGAATGCCGGAGCGAGTTTTCTGGAAATGTCTTCCAAGCCACCGCGCCCTCCCGCCGAAGCCGCTTCACGAGCGCCCGCCGCTCCTTGTAAAATTCCGCCTCCGTGCCGGCCACCAGCGGCCCGCGCTTTCCGTTGAAAAGTTTCATGCGTTTTTTCAACGGCTCCGTCATGTCCACGAGCCTCTCACGGTTGCCTTTCTTTTTCTGCTTCGCCACTTCCGGCCCGATATAAATCTGTCCCTTCTCCACATCCTCCCACCGCAGCCGCAAAATCTCCACCGTCCGAAGGCCCGCAAATCCACCGAGCAAAATCGAAGCCCGCAGGGTGTCGCTCATCGCCTCGTCTGATAAAAGCGTCACCATTTCCTCATGAGTGAGGATGTTTCTTTTCGGCGTCGAGTCAGGACAAACCACCGCCCGCCACGGCGACTTGTCCAGCAGGTCGATCTTCACGCACCAGTTGAAAAACATCCGAGCGTAGCGGTAGATCGTCGCCCGCGAAGTCGAGCACCCTTTCACCGTCTTGAACCACTCCAGGCACCTCACCGGAGTCACGCCCTTGAGCGGCCCGCTGAATCCCTCCGCGATCCACCGCGTCACCTTCTCCACTTTCTCGCGATGCGATTTTGAGTAATCCGAAAATTGACCATTGAACATCGCCACCGCCCGAGCCACCGACACGCCCGTCGGCTCCTTCAGCGAATCCGTCCCCTGCTCCTTGATCTGAGCCACCAGCCGACCGCCCTCAATGTAAGCGGTAGCCTCCTCCGCAAAAAAGCGGCGAATCCTAGAGCCAGCCACCGCCGCAGGAATTTCCATTTTCCACGGGGTCGAGGGCCGCGCCGGGTAGAAGGAAACAAAGAATCGCGTTCCCTCGGACAAAAGTCGTGTTGCCATAGCAATTTCATCTGTTGCCCGTGTTGCCCGTGAAGGCAACCTTTTAATGTCACAAGCAGTCAAAACGAGTCGAAACAATTCAGAAACGAAAAAGCCCGCAGAGGCTTTATTTATGCACCTCTGCGGGCTTTTATTGAAGAGATTACCGGCGGTCGGGATCGAACCGACACTTCGTGAGAAACGCGATTTTGAGTCGCTTTACTGCTTCTGATTACCAACTACTTGCTACGCTGTTGCCCGCTGTTGCCCTGTTTCTTGCTTTTCACCGGCCGAAAAATGGCCACCTCCCGGACGCCGTTGCTGCACTTGGCGCGGATTATTTTTTTCTCGAAAGATTTTTGCGTGGTTAGCGTTTTCATTTGCGAACTGACTGTTGCAAGTGATTGGCCGGATTCGTCGGCGATGCTGGCGATGGTCTTCCAGCCTGCGGATTCATAGGCGGCCAAGTCGTCCTCTTTGGTGGACTCGTAAAAATTCGCCCAGGCGGCGCTTAGATCGGGAGAAGCCAGGGCTGGCCTTTTTTTCGTTCGCATAAATTAACGGTGAGGGAATTGTCGCAGTAGTGGCCGAAGGCGAAGCCTTGCGACCACGCGAGGGTGGCGCGGCGTTCGGCGGCATACGGCATGTCGAAGTTGGCGAGCATGCCGACGCAGTAGCCAGAGGCGCCGTCGATGTTGCGAGCGCGTTCCCATCCGACTCGGTGGAGGTGGGCCATGACGACATTGCCATAGGTTTCGGCGTGGTCGCGGATGGCGGAGACATTGAACATCGAGCCATGCACGAATTTTGTGCCGCCGAGTTCGACGAAATTTCGGATGCCGTAGGGGGTGAGCGGAGCGCGTAGTTTTTTGGCGGTCTCTTCGATTTTTTGGATCGTGAGATTGGCGGCGTAAGCGAGGAGGGCGTTCGGGCTTTTGGAAAATTTCCAGAGTCTGGCTTCGTGGTTTCCGCAGAGGATTTGGTTGGGCTCGAGCTCGTGCAGGAACTCGATGCCGGCCATCAGGTCGCCTGCGACATCGGCGGCGTGGTCGGCGTCGTTGCTGTCGCGCACGGCTCCGGCGCGGAATGCGGAGAGGTCAATGAAATCGCCGAGGTGCAGGGTGGTGTGGGGCTTCCATGCGGCCTTGAATTTCAGCACGGCGGCGCGGGCTTCGGGATCGATCTGTGCGCCGTGGCTGCATCCCACGGCCATCCACTTTTTCCATTTCTTGATTGGGGTCATGGGAGGTCGGGGATTTCGTTGTCTTTGCGGAGTTCCCAAATGTAGGAGCGCACTTTTTCGAGGGTTGCGTCGCATCCTTTTTGCGTGACGCCTTCGTCGTCGCGCCATTCGCGGAACTCCCCTCCCCCATGTTTAAGGAATGAGCGGATTTCGTTAAGAAGGTCATCCAGTATTAAAACGGTATCCATGCCTTTTACGGCGCAGATGTGCTCGGTTCGTTCTTCGGGGAGGGTGAACTCGAGCGTGGCTTTCATTCGACTTCCTCCTCGTCGTCCTCTTCCTCTTGGATTGGCCAGAGGATTTCGTCTGCTTCTCGGCAGAGGGCGCGGGCCGCGTAATCGTTCCCGAACTTGAAGTCCATATAGAAGGTCTCGCCCTCGTCCTCCCACGAGACGATGCACAGGGCGACATCGAAATGCTCGGCGAGGAGCGCGCGGGCTTGGAGCATGACGGCCTCGCGGTCTTTGGGCGGGGCGATTTTTTTTGCCATAATTAGAGCACCCGGTTGAGTGCGGCGAGAAGGGCGGCGTGGGCGGCTGGGGAGCAATCGTCTTTTCGGCCGGGCGCGACATCGGCGTGGCGGATGATGTTGGAAAGAGGGATGTGGTATTCGTCCATGATTGGGAGGAGGTATTCCACGGCGCTGAGGATTGCATCGTCGCTTAGTGGCACTTGGTAGGTGTCGCCTTCCCACGCGAGTCCGAGGGCGAAATTGTTGGCGTCTTTGCGGCCTTGCCAGCTTGAGACTCCGGCGTGCCATGTGCGCTGGCTTGGCGTGGCGAGCACGGTTCGTTTTCCGTTGCGGGCGACGATGCAGTGGTAGCTGACTTTGCTGATCGGGTCGAGGCACCACGAGACGCTGCCAGCGTAAGCGCCGGAGGTGTGGTGGAGGATCACATGCGTTGGCTTGATGACGCGGCCGGCCGAGACATTCGGCGTTTTCCGGTTGCTTTGCGGGTAGAATTTTTGGGGCTCGGGAACTGGTAAGGATTTCTTAACAGTTGGCTCGACTACGGCCTTTGGCGCTGGTTCGGCGGGCGGTTGGGCCTTGGGGAACATGCGGCGGAGGAAGTCGAAGAAGTGCATCATTTGTCTTTGAGCGCGGGGAGGGCTTGCTGGTATTGGCCGAGGGCGTGCCAAAGGTCTTGGTTGGCGGCTTCGGCTTCCGTGAGGCGTGGCTCGAAGCGGACGCTCGTGCGGATGTGCAATGTGCCTGCCTCGCCGATGCGATCACCGAATGGCGGCACAGGGACGGCCACGCAGGAGGTCAGGAAGGCCATCGCTAGGCAGAGCCAGCCGATGATCATCAGCACGGCGGCGACTTGCTTGGGCGTCATTTTCCTTTTCGGAAAACATTGATTGCGCCAACGAGGCCGAGGCCAGCGGCCACGATGGCTTCCTGATGCTCGGGCTCGAGACGGAGGCCGACAGCGGTGCAGATTAAAATTGCCCCACGCCATGTGGAGTTTTCCGCGAGACGGTCGAGGATGTAGAAAATTGCATTCATCTCCCTTGCGGAGATGTCAAAGGGTCAGCGGCGCTCGAGGGCGCGGAGGCGGCCTTCGTGGTCGGCGAGAAGGAGGTCGTGGCGCTTGTCGGTTTCGGCGTTGGCTTCCATGCGGATCAGGACGGCTTCGATTTTTTCGACGCGGCCGCTGAGTTTTTCTGAGGCGGCTTCAAACTCGGATCGGCTCACGAATTGGCTTTGCAGGGCGATGACTACGAGAATCCCGGCGGGAGTGACCCACCGGGATGCCATGTCTAGGGCTTTGGCGACGCTCTCGCTCATTAGCTTTGCGACTGAGCTAGAAGAGTGCCCACAATATTTGTTGTTGCCACTTGCGAAAGTCGATCCGTGTTCAAAAGGTCTGTTTTGCCTTTTATCGAATCGAGCTTGGCCGCTTCGCTTGCGGCCATGCGGCTTGAGATTGCGGCATCGAGCTTTGTGGAGTTTGCGTCGATCTCCTGCCTGATCTCGGCGGCTGTCGGTCCGCTGGCGCTGGTGAGCGTGCGGCTGGCGTGCGACCAGATGTCCGAAGGCGTGACTGAGGCGGGTGCGTTGGTCAGATTGGTGACGGTCGCAAGCGTGCCAGAAGGTGCGAGACGCGAAGACACCGAGGCATCCAGACGCCCAAGCTCAACTCCGAGTTCAGTTCGCACGGCTCCTGCCACTGCCGAGGCTGATGGGGCCGAGGTGGTCGGGATGTTGTCGAGCTTTCCGCCAGCGCGCTCAAGGTCGGCGCGGACGGCCGCGACAAGCGAGACTTCGGAGAGGTTCGTGTTTCCGATGGCTCCAACGATGGCGTTGAGGACGGCTTGGCCGTCGGCTTCGTTGAGGAGGCTGCCTTCGACGGCTGTGGCGATTTCGGCGGCAGTTGGAACCGTTGGCGCATTGGTGAGCGTGGTGGCTGTATCTGTGAGCGTGACGCGGGCCAGCGTGCCACTCGGCGAGAGGCGGCTTGAGACGGTTGTGTCCAGATTGTCCAGAGCGCCTGCGCGGGCGCTTGTGAGTCCTTGCGCGGTGAGCGCGGATTGCACATTGGCGGCGGTGAGGACGGCTGTGCCTGTGGTCGCATCGACAGGGACGCCCAAACTGACGCTTCCGGCTGCTGGCACTGCGCAGGTGCCGGTGAGGTTGCCGCCGCCGTAGATGGTGCCGCTGCGGACATTGGCGGCGATGGGGTTGCCGAATACGCCGTAGTCGCTGCCGAACTCGGTGAAATACGAGTCCGTGGTTCCTGCGAGGGCGTAGCGTGTTTGGCCGAGAGTTGGGGCTGTGCCGAGCCGCCATTTGGCTCCGTTTACAGCGCGCCAGCCGCTCCAGTGGTCGAGGAAATCCCCGCTCAAGCGGACATCGGCTCCGGTGTTGACGATGTTGACGGCATTGGCGAATGCGCTGGCGGTGAATGTGCCGTTGGTGACGATGACCGTTCCTGTGCTGGCGTTGTTTAAAGCAGGGCCCGAAAGGTTGCCTCCTGCTGTAAAAATGCTGTTTGCAATCGCAACGCTGCCGGTTCCGGCGTTGTTTATACTAGCACAAGGGTTATTATTATTTCCTCCATCAAATGTGCAAGAGGCAGTAACCGAAATGGTTCCAGAGCTATTGTTATTTATCCCACTGCCGCCGCCGTTTGCTCCATTAAATGTGCAAGACGATGAAACTGTAACACTACCTGTGCTTGCGTTATTTATTGCGTGTGAGCCGCTGGCCGCGCTGCCGCCGGTAAAAATGCCAGGGCCGGTGATGCTCACACTGCCCGTAGAGGCGTTGTTCAGGGCGAAGGTGGAGCCGGAGGTGCCTCCGGTGAAAATGCAGCCCGTTTGCAACTCCGTATTTGCAGAGGTGTTGATTGCATGAGCGCCTGTCGCTGACCCTCCCACCACACGAATGCCAGAAAGCGTGAGCGTGCCGCTTGTCGCGGTGACATTGAGGCAAGTCGTCGTGCCAGCGCGGAGGTTGGTATTTATGGCGCGGACGGTGGACATGACGAACGCTCCGCCTGCGGCGGCTCCGGCGGAGGTGTTGTTTGTCGTCGTGAGAGTGGCGATGGCTTTGGCTTCGCCGGTGCCGCTGCCGACTCCGGTGGCGAGAAAGACGACGCCTAGCGTGTTGCTGGCGGCTCCGATGCCTGTCCATGAGGTGGTGCCGACGAATGTGATCTCATACCACTGACCAGCGACGAAGCTGCCTGCGGAGACGGTGGGGTTGTTGTCGCCGCCGATGGTGATGTCGGTGTCGAGCGTCACATTGAAACCATTCGCGTAAACGGTGTCGCCGTTTGTTGGGACAACGCCGCCGTTCCATGTGCCGGTTGCCGACCAGTTGCCGTTTGCGATAGCGCGTCGTGTGGCCATGGCTTAGAGTCCTTTCGCTTTGATGAATTGTTGGAGGACGGCTTGGATGCCACCCACGGCGGCGAGCGTTTGCTCGTCTGCCACGGCGAGAGTGCCGAGGCGAATGGATTTCGCGTGCGCGGGGGCGGTCTCGACCACACCGTCTCCGATCCGAAGCGGGGTGAGGTTGCAGACGACGCTGGCCTCTGGCTGGCCCTCGGGGGTGTAAGTTCCAGAAATGATGAGGTTCAATGCGTAGCGGTCGTATTGTTTGCCGTCGATGGTGGATGGTGCGGATGCGTTCATGGTTTTTGGATTTTTGGTTTAGCTGAAATTGAGTGAGGTTTTGGAAGACCACGCGCCGGTGGCCGAGGCTTCGGTGCTGGAGTTTCCGTCTGCGGAAAATTGGGTTCGGGAGATTTCCCATGCTTCGGCGTCGTAGATGGAGCCGGTGGACGGCACATCGGAATACAGCAGGTATCCCAGGTATGTGGTGTCGCCTGCGGAGTCGAAGACGAACACGCGGTCTGGGGCTTCGCCTGCGCCGGCGAGGCGATAAACCTCCCCCGTGGACGGGTTGCGGCTGTAGATTCTCCGGTCACTGTGGTTCACACAAATCTCTCCCAGCGAAAGCTGAGAGGTCGTCGGAACGGCTCCGCTCTGGACCGACTTTTTGGGAATGATGGTTGGGTTTGGCATGGGCCTTTTTTATTCAGCGGATTTTTTTAGACTCCCCCCGCTTGGCGAGGCGGCATGGGCCGCCCCGCCGGGGAGTGGGTTGCGGGTTAGTAGGTGCCGCCGTCGATCGTTCTCTCGAGCGCGGAGATGCGGGTCTCGTGGTCGGCGACATCGGCCTCGACTGCGTCCAGGCGGCTGTCGGCGCTGGCTCCTTCGAGGACGGTGATCCGATTGCTCAACGAGGTGTCGGCTGTCGAACGAGTCGAGCTTTCCGAATCCAGGTTGGTCTGGACTGCGGCGATGTCGGACTCGAGTCCGGAAACATCCAAAGCGCGGGCGGCGGCCTCGGCAGAGACTGCGGCGATGCGGGCGGACTCTTCGGCAACGAGATCGGCTTCCGCTGCGGTGACACGGGTCGTGAGCGCGCTCAGGTCGCTCGAGACGCCATTGATCGAGGTCTGGAGGCCGGAATCCCCAGCGATGCGTGCGCTCTCTTCGGCTGCGATGTCGTCGTTGATCGAGAGGACGGCGGCCGCGAGGGCGTTGTCGTTGGTCAGGTCAACGCTGTTGATGAGGTCCACGACCTCTTTGAAAGTATCGGCATCCGCTGTGGAGGCGGAAAGGATCGCATCGATGCGGCCTTTTTCCGTGGTGATTTTGCCGTCGAGGACGGTGTCGGCTGCTTCACGAGCGGATTGCTCGGCGCTGACTGCCGCGATGCGGGCTGTCTCTTCAGCGGCAATGTCAGCGGCGAGATCGCTCTCGGCTCCCTGAGCTCGGCTGATTTCCGCGTTGAGGTTGTTGGTCAGCGTGGTGTCTGCTGCTTCGCGTGCGGATTGCTCGCTCGAGACGGCGCTGTCGACATAGGTTTTCTTTGCGAAAACATGCTCGCCGCCGATGGCGAGGACGCCTTCGGCTGTGCCGATGAAGAGGGACTTGTTGAGGAGGTCCATCGCGAGTTCGCCCTGTTGGAGCGAAACTGGCGCGCCGGAACCGCGTTTGATTTTGAGGATGGGATTGGCCATTTGGATTTAGGTGGTGGTTGTGGGTTTCGTCTGGGGTTGAGTGTCAAAAAGCTCCGGCATCGATCACCGGAATCATGAGCGCATAGGCGTTCGCCGTGGGCGACCAGCGGTAGGGCATGCCTTCGTCGAGGGCCATGTAGAGGCGGTCGGATTTTCCGACGCTCGGGAAATTTTCGCGGCGTGGATATTCGACGATGATGCCGGGCAGAGTCAGGTCGATGCCGGAGAGGTCGAGGCTTTGGCTGAGGTTGCTCTCGGTGATTGTTGTCATGCGTAGGCGAGAGTCTCCCGGTTGGCCCACGAGCCGATGGCCGAGGCGGTTGAAAGGACGCGCCCGGCGGCGTTGAGCGTGGTGCGGCGAATTGTCCAGGTGGTGGCGGTCTCGGGCAGTGCTGGCGCGGCGGGGCGGTCGGCATTGAGGAGGCGGCCGCTGTAGGCGGTGAGGCCGTCGAGGCTTTGATCGAAGGCGTAAAGATAGAGGGTCGGATCGATCGGCGGCTGGACGGTGCGCAGGCCGAGCGCGGTGCAGGAGATTTGCGTGCCTGCGGCGGGCGGGGCGTCGAATGTGATCGTGCCGCTGGCCTCGGAAACGGTGTAGTCGGCGACGGGGGTTTGGGTCACACCGTTCAAGGCCACGAGGACATGCTCGGGGTCGCTGCTGACGAGGCCGTCGATTGGGAAGGTGGTCGCAGTGCCATCGCCTATGCGCACGGTGGTGTTGATCTGAAGGCCGGGCGCGCTGGCGATGATGAAATCCGAAAGGCCGATAATGTTCTCGGCTTCGAGGGGGGTGATTTTTTCAACGAAATCGGCATTCGCGGTGCCATCGCGGAACCAGTATTCGACCACGGCGCTGCCGCTCTCGATGCCGATGGTGAGGCCTTTGTAACGGAGGGCGGGGCCGATGTCGGCGAGGGCGACGGCGGTGCTGGCGTAGGGGCCATATTTCGCATCGATGGGCTTGGCGGCTCCTACGACGATTCCGGCTGAGAGTTCGATTCCGGTGGGCATCTCAGGAGTTCCTCAATTCGATGTTCGCGGCGGAGTTCGTGAGTGCTCCGGCGGAGGTGTGGATTTTGTAGCTCTGCGTCCAGAGGGCGGTGGTGACGCTGAGGGTGGTGACGGGCTGGAAGACGACGGTGATCGCGCCGTTATCCAGGGCGGTGACGAAATACCGGGTCTTGGTCGTGCTCGTGGACGGGTAGGCCACGGCGAGGTATTGGGCGCTCGGTGCGTAGGGGATCGTGAGCGTTCCGGTGGAGTCGGCGATGATCTTGGTAGCGCTGCCGTTCTCGATCGCGGCGACCATGGCGGCGGCGCTGATGGGGCTGGAGGATTTGAGGTGATAAAAAGGGTGGACGCCGGTAATCGTGGGGGCGCTGGTGGTGTCGGTGGCGGTGCCGGAGGCGCGGGAGGCGGCGAGGTTCGTGCCTGCAACGCCTTTGTTGTCGAAATAGTCGCCGGTGCCTGCGGCGTGCGCGGCTGTGACGGCCCAGTTGTTCGATCCGGAGACGACGGCGGTGGTGAAGGCGAGCGTGTTGCCGGGTTGGTTTGTGGAAGTTATGCCGGTGCCGGTGAAGGTGAATCCTGTGGCGTCGCCGACGAGGGGGTTGGAGTTGGTGGATCCGTTGCCGTTGAGGATCGTGCCGCGCCCGAATGCGGCAGTGAGCGTGCGGGCGATGCTGCTGCCGATCTCGAGCACGCCAGAGGCTCCACTCACAGCGAGAGAGATGGATTTGGCGGAGCCGACGGAGGCGAGGATGGTGGGGAAAAGGATGTCGTCGAGGACTTGCACGAGGTTCTTGGACTTCCACGCGCTGGCTGGCGCGGCGGGCGCGCCGCCGACGGCCACGGAAACGACGCCATCGGCAATCGTGGTGTTGTAAGCGGTGGCGAGGGAGTTCCCGTCGATGGCGAGGCCGGAGTTCGCCGGGGTGGTTGGCGTGGGGGCGAGGGTCTCCACCGCGCTGGCAAGGTCAGTGATCTCGGCGGCGAGGTGGGTGTGGGCCTCGGGCGGGAACTCGGTAGGCTTGCCGGTGAGCGAGGACCAATCGACAGGAGGGGAGACGGCGACGACGGCCTCGGCAAAGTCGGTGATGTCGCTGGCCGTGTGGGTGTGCTCGGTGGGGGCTTTGCCTTCTACTTGGGCTTGGAGGCTGTTGATGCTCGCGGCGGCTTCGGCGATGGAGTCGAGCGATTCGGTCCCGAGGTTTTCGGCTAGCAGGTCAATCCGCTGGCTGAGGGCGTCGTCGCCTGCGGTGCGGTCGAGGATTTCTTGGGCGAGGCCGGCGGCGATGGACTGCTCGGCAGCGGTGGCTCGGGTTGTCTCGGCGGAAATGGCGGCGGTGCGAGCCGAGGATTCTGCGGAGATGGCGGCCGTGCGGTTGCTGGTCTCGGTCGAGAGGGCCGTAGAGAGTGTGGCGTCGCCTGCGATCCGGGCGGTTTGCTCGGCGGCATCAGCACTGGCTCTCGTGGCGGCTTCGGCAGTGAGGGCGGTCTGAAGCGCGGCATCACTGGCGATTCGCTCTTCGCGTTCGGTGCCGATGACTTCGACTGCTTCCGCGATGGAATCGAGCTTCTCTGGGTCGAGGTTTTCAAGGACAAAATCAATCCGCTCGTTGGCATCGGCGAGGGCTTGGGAAACTTGAGCGGTGATGGCTTGCTCCGTGCGGAGCGGGGTCATCCATTTTGTATTATCGGTTCCGGCTTCGGCTTCGGCTTGGGTAGCTTTGCCGTCGGGGATGGCGGCAGGCGTGGCCTCGTCGCCCAAGATTACGGAGTTTTGGATTTCGACCTGGAGGGTGGCGGTGCGGAGGGCTTGGCTCGGAGCGGTCCAGCGGATTTCGAGATAGGCGCTGATGCTGGCGGGGTCGGAGGAGGAGAAGGCGGCCTCGACCGGCAATGTATTCAAATCGAGGATGTTTTGGCCGGGGGCCGCCAGAGCTAGGAAATTGGAATCGCCGAAGCTGCGCTTGAGGGCCACGGTGGTCGTGGTGCCTGCGGGGGGATCGATGGCAATGCCGTTCTCCACGAAGACGACCTCGATCGGCACCTGGTCGCGGCGTTTTAAGACGAGCGTCTGGAGCGCGACATTCGACGCGGCGCTTTTAACGAACCGCCGGTTTTTGGAGTCGAGGAAAAGTTTCATGCCGCTCGAGCGAGCGGCGGGTGTCAAATCGGGCGGCTCTCCGAGCGTTTACTGGAGCGGCTCGGAGGCGGCTTCCCACTTCCCGAGCGGACATCTCTCGGTGGCCATTCGCAATTTTGCCCAGGTCGAGCATCCGCACCTGCGGCAGCGGCCGGTTTTGTTCAGTGCGGCGGCATCCCACTCGGGACAGGCGCGGCAGGTGGCTTCGCGCTTGGCGAGGATTTCGGGCTGGGTGGTAGCGAAGCCGCTGCGGGCGAAGCGATGCGCGGCTTGGCCGAATTTGGCAAAAGCATTTTCGCGAAATGCAATGATGTGCTGTGGGAGATTCAAGAGAAGGTCAGAGTAACTGTTGCTTTTTCTTCTTCGAAAGAAAGCCAATCAGCGGGATAAACGCGACCATTTATTGAAACGCTTGAATTTGCGTATTCGGTAACACCGCACCGCATCAGTATTTGCCCACCGATAGATCCGTCCATAATTTCGAAATAAATAAAGCCTTCATCAGTAATATAAACATTTGCAAACATTGTGTATTCAACTAAAAATCCAGATGAATTTGTTACTGATGAATCATATTCAGATTCTCCACAATTTGGAGTAAACACAACACCCTTCTCCCCCGTTTCAGGATCAGGGCAAGACCCGTTGGCTATATTAAATGTTCCGCTTCTTTGTGGAATCCAATCTTGAAAAGCTGGCCAAGTGTAATCAATTTGTAATGTCGTCCAATTTAATAAAATGCCCTGCAAGGCGGGGGACGGCGCTACGCACCCACCCCCGCAACACGCGCACTCGACGGCGCGGAGGCCGGGGGAGTCGGTTTTGATCTTGATGGCTCCGGAGCTGGATCGGCCGAGGGTCATACGAAGGCGGAGAGGGGAAGGCGGAGACCGGAGAGGGATTTCCGGTTTTCGGTCTCAGGTTTCCGGTCTTTCATGTCAGCATTCCTCCGTGGCGATCCATTGCAGCGCGCCTTCCACCGCGCCGAGGACATGGGTGCCGGTGGCTGGTTGCGGTGGAATGTATGAGCCCCCGCCGAGGGCTTCGAGAGCATCCAGCCTTGCATCGATGGCATCAAGGTCTGGCTGCATGCATATTTTTACATCCACGCAAATCTCAGAAAATGAAAGGCCTCCATTTAGATAAACGCTTCCTTCTGTTTCTGGGATAAAATTCCAAGCCGCTCCGTCATAATAAAGCAGAGCTTTTGAAGAGGGCGTGATGAAGCTCCAAGATTGGGAAGCTGCATCCCATCTCAAAATTTGATTTAATTCTGTTGGGGTGACTAGCACATAGGTCTGCGAGTTCGTATCCCATTGCAATAACTGCCCGGGAGAAGTGCCATCCGGCAGCACGGGCTTTGCCCAAGCCCAAGCGCCATCTACGAAGCCGAGGCGGTAGGTTTCCCCGTCTTGAGGCGGGGGAGGGTTAAATATGATCTGCCTTTGCTGGTGTCCGCCTGCTCCTGTTTTTTCTGAAATCAGAAAAGGTTGGGGGTTCCCAGCGTCATCGAGCGCAGGAGCTTCGAGGAGGCCGAAAACGAAATTCTTATCAAGATCGGAAGCGCTAATTTGCACGGGATAACCACCGCCTGACGCCGTGCTTTTTATTTTGTCGCTGAATAAAACAGGGGGCGCGGTCATGCGACTAATGCGGTTCGTTGGTAGCTGATTTGGATCTCATCGATGGTCCCGAAATTTGACCGAGACACGCTGACGATTTCGTTCGTCCACTGCAGGGTCAAAAAAAGCACAGCCCCGGGAGCCGGGGTGCCGGTCATTTTTCTGGAGCGGAGGCTTGAGCTCATTAAATTTTGCTGGCCTTGTGAGAGTGTCAGATAGTCTTTGGAAGAACTCGGCAGTGTCGTAAATAAGGTCAAGACATCGACGAGCCAGGTCTCGGTGATTGTCCAATTATAGTTTGTTTGTGGTGGCCCAGCGAATTCCTGCGAAAAGGTTTTTGATAGAACCACAAGATTAACGCCGAGGGTGCTGCTGCCCTCATTATACAACGGATGGCCGGTATAAAGATCTGTAGTAAAATCTTGAGAGTATGCGGAGAACGGGATTTCCAGCCACCCGTTTTCCGTTTTACGGGTTTCCGGCTTCGGCCAAACGCTGCCGAAAGTTTGCATTAAAGAGTTCGCGGCCGGGAGGGTGCTCTCAAGCGAAACCACGGTGCCGCTGATTTTTTTTAGACCAGACGGATAAACGGTCTCAGTCTTTCCGGGCAGTAGGATCGGAAAATTTCCGTAAGTGGTTGGCATGGATTTAGGCGGTAAGGGCGTGGGTGGGGAGCTTGGGTTCGATTGTTTCGACGACGCGCTTGATGGTTTCGACGAATCCTTTTATTTCGCCGAGGATTTTGCTGCCTTCGCCGGTTGAGACGGCGAGGTCGATGTTTTCCTTGAGCTTGGATTTGATCGACTCGATGGAGGCGGTGGCGTCGAGGTTGATGGTCTGCTGGGTAGAGCCGAGCTTTGTGATTTCGGCCTGGATGTTTTGCAGGGAGTTCTTGCCGCCTTTTTCATCGATGGGCTGAATGCCGGTGAGTTCGCCGCGTTTGCTGGCGATATAGTCTAGGATTTGCTGCATCTGCTCGCTGCCGGTGGAGCCGAGGTTTTTGATGCCGAGTTCACGCGCGACATCGGGGAAGGATTTGTTTTTGAGGTCCACGCCGATGTATTCGCCGAAGGCGGTGATTTCCTTGCGGGCGTCGGCGGCTTGTTCCTTGGCGCTCTTAATGCCTTGGGAGGGATCCACGCCTTTGATGTAGTCGAGCCAGGTGGCGAAGGACTTGGCGGCCTCGGCGGCTTTGCTGGCCTCGGCTTTGGCTTCGGATACGGTGGTCTTGTCCACCTTCACGGCAGCGGCGGCGTTTTTGGCGTTGACGAAATTCGTGGCGAGGACTCCGGCTTCTTCTTTGGTGACGCCGAGGGTTTTCACATAGTCGTCGGCGAGCTTGGCGATCTCCTCGGTCGCCTTCTTGCGCTCAAGGTCTTTTTCGAGGGAGGCCACGAGTTCGGTGTTGCCTGCGGCTTTGGCGGCGTTGAGCTGGGTCTCGAGCTCGATGATGGCGGTCTTGTCGGCCTTGGCTTGGGCGTCTGCGGCGGCTTGCTGGTCTTTTAATTCTTGGCGTTTTGCAAGCTCGGCCTCGGTCTGGGCGGCTTGCGTCGCGCGCTCGGCGGTGGTGGCTGCGGTGGCGGCGGTGACTTTACCCTCGAGTTCGGCGACTTTGTTTTGCTGGGCGCCGAGGTCGTCGAAGAGCGAGGGAACTTTAGCGTAATTCTTCTCAAATGTGTCAGGAAATGCTTTCCCGGCCTTAACGAATTGATCCGAGATTCTGCCGCCTGCGCCTTTTAGCGAGTCTTCAATTTTATTGGCAGCGGTATTGGCATCATTTGCTGCTGTGTTTAGCTGCAAAGCGATTCCTTCAGTGAGCCAATTCCCAGCTAAAGCATTAGCCAGATTCCTTTGAATTGTGACCGACAGCTTGTTTGCTAAAAATTCAAAAGAAGAGACGACGGTTGTAAATAAAGCGCCCGAGCTGTTGAAAATCTCGGCAAGAAATTGCCCGGCGGATTGAAATGCGGCTATCAGTCTTTTGTAAATCTCATCGGCGGTCTGCATCGCCTGGAGCTTGAGGCTTTCCCAAAACACCTCAAAGGCGAGCCCAGCTTGGCCGATGGAAATGGCATCCACGGCGGCTTGGAATCCTTTCATGGCTTGCTGTCCGCCGAGGAAGGAGTCGGCGAGCTTTTGGCCTACGGCTGCGGCGTCGATGCGGGAGAGTGCGCTGGTGATGGCGTCGATGGCTGGGAGGGCTTTGTCGAGGATGCCTGCGGCGAAGTCGCGGACTTTCTGCGAGATGATGAGGAAGCGGTCGCCGACGGCGTCGAAGACATTGGCTCGGCGGTCCATAATGTCGGCCATGCTCCCGACGGTGGCGCGGGCTTCGTCCATTTCGCCCGAGAAATTGGTGAGCAGCGGGAGGAGTTCCGCGCCGGATTTGCCGAAGACATCGATGGCGGTGGCGGCGCGTTTGGTGGGGTCTTCGATGCTGGTGAGGCCGGAGGCGACGAGGGCGAGCTGCTCGGTGGGTGTCTTCCCGGCGAGTTCTTCCATGGAAAGGCCCATGCGACCAAAGGCGGCGACGGCTTCTTTGCTGCCTTCGCCTGCGCCGAAAATGTTGTTTTGGAGTTTGGCCAGGGCGGGGCCGACTTTGTCCGCGCCCGCGCCGGTGTTATCGAAGGCGCGTTGGAGGAGGAGGAGATTGCCGGCTGTCTCGCCGGTGGAGGCAGAGAGGTCGGAGAGGGTGCCGCCGAGGTCGAGGGCGGCAGAGAAACCTTCCACGACTTTTTGCGCGCCGGCAAAAACGCCATTCACCACAGAGCCGAAAACATTAACAGCGGCCTGCCCGACCGCGACGGCTCCGGCCATTTTGCTGAAGCTCGCGCCGAAGGATTCGCCGGAGTCGGCTCCGGATTTCTCAATTTTTTTGAGAGAGTTTTGGATTTCGTTGAGGCCGCGCTCGATGCCGTCTGTCTCGGCTCCGATCTTGACTGTGATTGCGTTTCCTTCGGCCATAGTGTCAGGCGGCTTTCAAGCCAGGGTATTTTGCGGCGAGTTCCGAGGTTTTCTGGAAGACTCCGAGGCGGAGGTTTTTCTTAAAGAAGTTCGTGCGGCCGCGCATGGCCGCGCGCAGGGCATCGACCACGCTAGGGGAGTAGGTGCGGGAGTTTGTGATCTCGATGTGGAAGGCGTTGCCCTCTTGCTTTTCGGAGCCTTGGGCATTCTCGGGGTAGTCGCCGCTTTTCGTCGTGGCCTTGGCAACATAGTTCGGAACGGAGATTTCGATGCCGAGCTTTTCGGCGATCTGCACCCACGATTTTTTCGAGAGGCCACGGGCATCCTTTCGGCGCTTGATGGAGTTTTTGATCTGGAGCTGGAGGGCTTTCCAGATCGTGTCTGGATAGCGGTTTTTCATGAAGTAGCGCTTGCCGTTCAGCGTGCGCACAGGCTTGGCGTTGACATTGGCCTCGATGAGCTTGACCTGAGCGGTGGCGGTTTTTTTCGCGGCGGCCTGGAGGATGGACTTGGTCTCGGCGCGGATGATTTCAGCAAACGAAAACCCTGTGATTTTCGACATCTCCCGCATGGCGCGGGAGAAGTCGCTGGTCACGACATTGATGCTTTGGGATTTTTTTGCCATTAGGTCAGTTTTTCAAATGCGGCATCTATGGCAGCGAGGGAGTCAAAATCCACCTTGCGGGAGTTGCGGGTCCAGGTGCGACGGCGGCCGTGGGCGGCGTCGTCGGCATGGATGATTTGGAGGCCTGCGGCGAAGGGGAGGTCTTCGAGGATTTCGCGGAAGCCCCAGCCGGTGATTCGAGCGATGCGGTAAACATAGCCTGCTAGCCAGCCGGGGCTGTTTAGTTTCCCGAGGCGGACTTTCCGCCTTGGGTCTCGGAGAAGCTGGCGAAATACTCGTTGGTCCGCTCGAGGCAGAGCTTTTGGAGTTCGGCGATCTCGGAGGCGGTGGGGTTTTGTTTTTCCATCCAATCGTCGACGGCGATGGCGAAGCGGGAGAAGTCGTTGACCACGGAGCGCACGGAGGCTTTCGGCGCGCTGTGGATGAAGGCGAAGCCGCCGGATCGCCAGAGGATATCCATCTCGGGAGAGAGGATTTTGTTTCGTTGCATCCAGGAGATTTCCAGCGCGGCGGTTGGTCGCATTTCCCATCGGGAGAGTTTTTGAGGTCCGCTGGTCATGGCTTGCTCGCGGAGGGCTTCGTCGTCGGTGAGGAGGTCGTTGGTATCTGTCATGTGTTTGTCGTGGGTTGGTTGGTTAAAGAAATTTTGCGAAGCGCTTCTTGTCGGCTTCGGTGGCGTTTTCGGAGATGCTCACGATCTTGCCGTTGCGCTCGAAAACGATCTGGCGGGGGATGGCCTTGATGGCGGTGAGGAGTTGATCGCGGTTGCGCAGGGCGGCGAGCATGTAGGACACGGGAGACTCGGGGTTTTTCTCGATGAAATCCTCGCTGGCGAAGGCGCGCATGACCTCGTCGGCTTGCTGGCCGCTGGTGGGGTGCGCGGCTTTGAAGTGGAAGACGGTGCTCTCGTCTCCGCTCTCGCGCTTGATGCGGGTCGCGGGGGCTTTGTCGCTCTCGAACTCAAAGCCGAGGGCCGTGAGGATGCTGGCGAGCTTGAGGTCGCGCGTGTTGAAAATGGCAATGTGTCGTGGGTGCATTTCTCGTGGGGTGCGGCCGGGGAGCCGCTAGGCGACTGCCCCGGCGCGGAGGGTGGGGATTAGGAGGCGGTCATCGCGGTGCCGTAGCTGCGGAGCGTCGCGCTGACGGTCTCGAACTGCTCGGCGGCGAAGCTGGTTTCCAAGCTGGTGCAGATGGTGGTCGAGCCGAGGGATGTGCCTTGGGGCATCGTGATGGAGGCGGTGCCGCCAACGGTCAGCGAAAAACTGCCGGTGCGCATGCCTTCGACGCTGACCTCTTGGATGGGCTCGCCGACTGCTACGGCAACGACGCTGCCCTGGTCGTCTTTCACCTCTTGGACATCGGCGGATTCCGAAATCGAAAAGCCGGTGACGATGAGTCCGGAAACATCCGGTGTTCCATAAGTGGCCGAAGAGACGGCCGATGAGCGGTAGATTGAAGCTGCCATGATTTTGAGTTGGTTGGGTTGGGTTGCGGGTTACGGAGAGGTGGCGGGTGTCAAATCGCGGACTCGACGAGGCCGAGGGTCAGCGCGGCTGTGGTGAGCCAGCGGCCGTCTTGCTGGCTCTCGGACCAGGTGCGGAGGTCGGCGCCGGCGAGGGTGAGCGGCGCGGCGAAGGAGGCGGCGAGTTGGTCGGCGGCGAGGAGGGAGGTTTTGAGCGACGAGGCGAGGGCGGCGTGGGTATCCAGCGCGGCCTCGACGACGCTCGGGGTGGCGAGGACGATGGAGGCGGTGACTTTGTAGAGGCCGCGAACGATGGCCTCGGTGCTCTCGACGCCGACGATCAGGACGGGCTGGTCGTTGGCGATCGGGTCGCTGCTCTGGCCGGTGTGGACGGGGATGCCGTCAAAGGCGGGCGTGGCGCGGAGCCACGCGGCGAGGGAGGTTTCGACTTCTAAATTCATTGGCCACCTCCGGCGGGGCTGACGGTGGCGGTGTATTCGGCGGGGTTGTTGAGCGATTCGCCGACTTGCTGGACGAGGTAGCTGCGGCCGTGGAAGTGGATCGATTCGCCACGGCGTGGGGCGCTCTCGAGGTCGCTGGCTTGAAAGCGGACGGTGAACTCGCCACCCTGGCGGAGGCCGCCGCTTTCGAGATCGAAGGAGACGGCGACGGGGGAGATGCAGGCGCGGAGATCCTGCGCGCGGAATTTTACCGGAATGCCGAGGAGCGAATTGCGCGCGGAGGCGGCGAGGGTTTCGAGGCGGCTCTTTTGAGATGGCGACACGCTTCTCGCTGCGTGTCAAAAAGCAAAACGCCCCGCCGGGAGTGAGAACCGGCGAGGCGTTTGCGGGCTGGTGTTGTCGGGTGTCGGGTAATTAGTCGACCATCAGGGCCATCGTGCCATCGGTGAGGCCGGCGGCTGCGCCGAACATCACTTCCAAGGAAGCGATGAGCGAGCGGGTGCTCTTGTCGCTATACACATTGTAAGCGATCGAGAGGCCGATCTGATCGAGGGTGACAGAGTCGCTGACGAGGTAGTCGTTATCCGCAAGGGCGGGGACGGCTGCGGCCATGACGAGCGCCTCTGGGGAGCATGCGAAGCCGTAGAGGCCCGCTTCACCGCCGAAGCTGGTGGCGTAGTGGACGCCGTTCTCGAAGCCGTAAGCTCCGTCGCCGAGGTTGAGGGCGGTGGTGCTGGTCGGGATGAGTTGGCTGTAAACAACGGGCGAGACAACGAGGCCTTTGCGGGCGCTCTTGTGGACGGCTGCCCACAGGCTGGCGAGGTCGCCGCTGGCGGCGTTCACGCTCGAGGGAGCTGCGGTGACAACGGCGGCGCCGAAGTTCGCGACAGTCACGGGAGTCGTGGCGAGGGTCCAGATTTTGTCCGCGATCGCATCCAAATTGATTTGGATGAGGCGCTCCAAGCGGTGTGCAGATTGGAGGTCGCTGTAGCTGAGGCCGAAGGGCTGGTAGATGTGATCGAGCGAGACCGTGGCTTTGCCGAGGGTCGTGCCGCCGATCGAGTTGAAGGTGGTGGGGTTCACCGAGGTGCTGGCAGTCGCGGAAGCGATTGGCACATGGACGGTGTCTTTTGGCTTCTTAACATCCGAAGAGAAATCGGAGGCGAAGAGGTTGAGCGCGCTGAGGCGCTTGCTGAGGACGGTTTTGGTCTGCTGAGCGATGGAGTCAGCAACCAGGGCGCTGTCGAATGTATTGGGCATTTTGTTGGTGTTGGGTTGGTGGTTGGGTTCTCCTTGGCTCAGGCCTTGGAAATTTTATTGCGGTGCTGCCAGATGGCGGCTTTGTGTTTTTCGAAGAGGAGCGAGGCGGCTTTGCGGTCGCCGGCCTCGACTGCGGCCAGGTATTCGGCAACGGGATCGGCTGCCTCTGACGCGGAATTTTCGATGAGTGGGACGATGCGGGCGGGAGCGAGGCCGAGGCTGCGCTCGAGGCGGGCGAGGTCTTGGGTGACGCCGTCGAACTTCGCCCGGTAGGCGGAGGCTTCGGCGAGGGCGCTGTCTAGCTTCGCAGAGAGTTCGTTGTATTTGGCGAGGATGGAGTCGGCGGCGCTGGCCTTGGCTTGCGGCTCGGCGACTGGCTCGGCGGGGATTTCCTCAACGACCGGCTCGGCGGCGACTTCTTCCGAGACGGGAGTCTCGATGACTTCGGGCGCGGGAGTTTCGGCGTTTTCGCTCACGATGCTAGCCTCGGGGGTCTCGACGACCTCGGGCTGTTCGGGCGTTTCGGTGACTACTGGTTCGGTCATGCCCTTGGCGAATTTGTCAAATCGAGCGCGCAAACTTTCCGGTGTTGCGGTGGCTGCGGCGGCCACGCCTTCCTCGATGGCGTCGGCAAATCCGAGCGCGACGGCTTCGACGGCATCGAGCCAGGTCTCGGCATCCATCATCTCGGCGACTTGGTTTTGATCCATGCCGGTCTTCCGCACATACGCGTTGACGAGGGTGCTCTTCAGTTTGTCGAGGAGGTCGGCTTCTTTGCGGAGCTGGTCGGCATCGCCAGCAGAAATCGTCCACGGGTTGTGGATCATCATGAGGGCGTTGTCGGCGATGTAGACTGGCGCTCCGGCCATGGCGATGACGCTGGCCATCGAGGCGGCGAGCGCGTCGATGTGGACGGTCAGCCCGCCTTTGTGGCGGCGAAGTGAGTTGTAGATGGCGGAACCTTCGATAACCGATCCACCGGGTGAATTGATCCGAAGATGGATGTGTTGGCCGTCGAGCTTGGCGAGGTCGGAGAGGAATTCTTTTGAGCCTGCGCCGAAAGCACCGACCTCGTCATAGAGATGAATCGTTGCTGTGCCGTCGTTGGATTTTTCCAAAGCATAAAATTTGGTCATGATGGGATTGGGGTTGAGGTGAGTTGGCTTTGCTGGTTGGGGAAGACTTGGCCGAGGTCGAGGCCGAGGGCTTCGCACTTGGCTTTGCGGCGGACATAGGAGGCGAGGATGTCGTCCTCTTCGGCTTCGGCATCGAGGCCGTGCATGTTGCAGTAGCGCTCCCAGCTCAGATACCCGGAGTCGAGGAGCTGGGCATACAACCTGCCATCTCTCCCATTATCGACCGTGATCTTGCGGGGGGTGACCCACTCGACGCGCCACCAATCATCGCCGGGATAGGGCAGGCGACCGGCTTGGATTTCCTGCCACACCCAGTATTTCCACGCGGGGAAACAGAATTGATCGATGACCATCTGCTGAATGCGGTCGAGGAAGTTCTGCGCGACTTCGAGGAGGGCGCGGGTCTCGGTGCCTGCGAGGCCGACGAGTAGCATCATTGCCTCTGGAGGCACGCCAACAGCGCGGGCGATGTCGCTCGTGTAGTCGCGCATGAGCGGCTCAAACCAAGCGCCTGGAGATTCGTTTTTGAAACTCTGGATAGACTCGCCCGGCTTTAGGCGGGCGATGATGTTCCCATTGTAAAGGTTGTCCGTGCTGATTTCGTCACCTGCGGAATTGGTGATCCTTGTCGCGCCGAGGCCGATTTTTTGCGCTTCGTTGCTGTTGATGACATAGCCAATCTGCGCCTGCATTTTGGTGCTGCCTTTTGCGTAGGCTTTCGTCTCGCTTTGGTCTTGCGCGGGGATGATGGCGGAGTGGAGCCACGAGACTCCGCGCGGCTGGCCGATCCGGCGGACATGGCGGATGTGCATCATGTCGTCGGCGGGGACATCGACGAATTTGCCGTTGGTGCGGTCGGTGATGACGCGGTAGCTGCGGGGCGCGCCAAAGCGGTCGAGGAGGAGGCCGTCGAAAGCGTAGTCGGGGGAGTTCAGCGTATTGCCGACGCTCTCGCCGCCGATGAAGCGGAAGCGTGCGCCGTCGGTGCCGGTGACGAGCTTCTGCGCGAAGACATCGCCATCGAGTGCGACCTGTCGGACGATGAGGGATTGCGCGGAGTAGAAATTGACGGAGTCGCTGGCGTCGAATGCCCAGGCTTCTCCGCAGGCGCGGTCCTCGAAATGGCGCTCGGCGATGCGGTTCCACGCGGGGTCGGTGGTGCGGGCTTTCGGGACGATGCCGAGGCCGATGGCGCGCTGAGCGATGTGCTCGATGATGTATGTGACAGAGGGGATGTTGTTGTAGAGCCAGCGGGCTTTGCGGATGAGCTCCTCGCGGGTGCGGGGCGTGACTTCGCGCTTGGGGTCAACGGTGTTGACGAAAATCAAGCTGCGGGCGGTCGAGTGCTCGGCGGCCTCGAACGCGGCGGCTTGGGCGTCTAGTTTGCGCGGACGGCCGGCGCCGGGGCGGGTGCCTCCCCATCCACTTGATTTCTTGATTTTCGAGGGCATTGCCCTCGGCGGCGTGTCAAACGGGGGAGGTCACTGCGCCGAAGTTGGCGAAGGTGCCGAGCTGGCGGCCGTGGGTGCCTTCGGAGAGGAGTTCTTCGACGGCTTGGAGGAGGAGCCACTTGGGGAAGCTGATCTGTCCGGCGCTGCTTGCGCCTTCGGAGCCGAGGGATGTGATGACGACTTCCTCGGTGGCCGACGCGAAGGTGGCGAGCGCGAGGGCTTCGAGTTCGGCGGTGGTCTTGGTGCGGCGGAGGAAGGCTTTAACGCCGGAGATTTTGTCGAGGTCGGTCACGCCTCGGCGGGCGTGTCAAAGATTAGGATTTAACCACGGAGGACACAGAGAGCACGGAGGGGGACGGGAGGGTTTGCGGAATTTGGCAAATCTGTCGGCGGGATGTTTAGATTTTGCCTTAAAACTCAAAGCACGCTTGAGCTTTGGCGTAAATTT